CTTCTACAAAGCATCGAATGGACTCGTCAGCGGCTTGCGCTTTAACCTGCCCATTAGCGATTGAAAGCGGCTGACCTTTTTTGTAGGTGCCGGCCGCCGCGCGTACGTTCAGGAACATGCCCTGCATTGGCTGGATACCCACGACCAGTTCGCCAGCCGGAATGCTGTCATCAACAGTCAGGCAGCGCAGGTAGTCGTAGTTGGCGACATAAAGAATCGCTTCTTCATTACCATCAACCGATGCAGTGAATTTGCCCGCATCAAAGAAACCGATAGTGCCAGGCTTGGTGTCTGCTGCCGCGGCACCTTCACGATTCAGGAGCGGATTAGGGAATACACCGCCCGCGTGAATTACATGCTTTCCATCTTTAGCCATCATTTACTCCGGCATTTCGCTGAGGGTTTTATCTGAGTTGACCTGACGGAAAGAACCGTTAAGGCCGGTAGTGGTCTGGCACTGTGCATACAGGCCATCCAGCGCAGCACCATCGAGGGCGTTAACGGCCACATCGTCCAGGCCAAACTTCGCTTTCACGGCAGTGCGCTTTTCGCCCTTTTCTTTATCGGCGTTAACCGCCAGGCCGCTTTCAATGGTGGTCAGTTTGTCGGCAAACGGCTTGAACCATGCCGGGGCTTGTTCGCTGTTCGTTGCCGTCTCTTTGGCTTTCTTATCAGCCTCTTCTTTCTCTTTCTTGGCCTTTTCATCGGCTTCGGCTTTCGCTTTAGCGTCATCAGCTGCCATCTGGTTGTAAGCGTCCATCAGCTCAGCATCGGACTTGCTTTCAACGTCGATGCCTTTCGCTTTCAGCGCATTGGTGATGAGTTCTTTCATCGGGTTTGCTTCCTCTTTGACGGAATTGCTGTTGGCGCTGAAAAACGCCTTTAGCTGGTTGAAAAGTGTTTTAAGTGCGGGGTCTTGCGGTAAATCCGGATCGGGCTCCTCGGCTTCAGCCAGATTCACCACTTCCAGTTCCTGCTCGGAGCCATCGGAGTTGACGAAGATGCCGACACCTTCATCTGGAGTGCCGGCACCCGGTTCATCGAGCAGGTTGGCTACGTGGTCAAACATCATGTTGGTGACGATTTCGCGGTACTTCTTGCCCTTCGACTCGCCATTAGCGGCGATGCCGGAGTAAAGAAGCCCTGTGGAGATGTGGATTGGCTCTACATTTTTACGCGCTGCCATGTCATCAAGTCGATTGACCAGCCGCTGGCCCTTCTCAGTTGATTCGGCATAGCGGCGATCAACGTACATGTCCCCAGATACTTTGCCGTCCTTATGCTCTACATCCTGCAGCCATGCACCTACGTGGTATTCATTGACCGCCTGAACATCGCGGGCTGAGACGTGTTTTCCATCAACTTTTGGATGCCCTAAAGGCATTGGTGTGCGCTCAAGGGTTTTGTAGCCCTTAGCGATTTCTGCTGCCGTATACAACTTGCCGTTCATCACGATGTCGTCAACGATAGGCGTGACGCCACGGACCACGATGTGTGGCCTGCCGTTGATGATTTCGGTTGTGATGTTTGAAGCAGAGTTGACGACGGACAGCACGTTAACGCGATTGCGTTTCATGCTGTGTCCTCATGGGATGGATTAGAGGCAATAAAAAAAGGCCGCCTAAGCGACCTATTTGATTAACTTATAGTGTCGAATTTTTTGATAAAGTCCGGGGTGTACTGAGAGTACGGCCTAGGGTCAACATGAATACCAACCTTTTCTCTCATGTATTGCGGAAACCCCTTCATATGTTCAATTTCAGCTATGAGTCTTTCTTTGAAATCTTCGTTTGGAACGATTACCGAATTACATGAAAGAAGGCTTAATTCTTCTTGATTGAGTCGCCATTCTCTTTCCCAAGTGAAATTTATGCCATCCTCACGCTTTCTTTTGTCAGCGGGGTCATATGTAACATGCCGCCAATGCAAGTGAGGCGGCAAAGCTTCCCCTTCGGCTTTAGTTTGGTAGATAACGTGCCTTCCACCTTTTCTGAATATAAATTCCTTATCGAAGGAGAAGCCAAAAGTTAAGTATCGCGAGCTCTGGTGAGCCTTAACTTCTTTTGGTGACTCGGTGAAGCAAATGCTTTTGATGTACTTGAAGGTATCTTTGCCAAACGACCTTAGGACTCCGTCATCAATAATTCTCAGCATAACTTCAAATGCTTTTTCCTTAGCGACTTTGTCATCTTTGCCGTAGTAGTCAGTTTTAATCCAGTGGTAAACGTTTAGCGAGTAGTCTGAATGATCAAGCATAGAAGTCTCCTTTTTACGCATGATACAAAACTAAGTCTTCCACTGCGTCCTCTCTTTCGCCAACTTATCCGCCAGGCCTTCGTTGAAGATGCTGCCGTCGCTGTTGAGTAGCACAGGTATATTAGCGCAATAGCAGTTATATCGGTTGCCATTCTCGGCGTAGAAGGCTTCAACCTCTTCGGTGGTGTAAGTCCTGCCATGCCTGGCTGCGTGCCACGATCGCGTTGTAGGCTTGAGCGCCGATAGCCAGAGCACTGCAGTATTCAGCCCTAACCTTTCACGCGCCCAGTCAGTTTCCTGCCATTGTGCCTTGCGTAGCGCGCCAACCTGCTCTGTCTGAGCCATGTTCTTGGCTCGGGCCATTGAGACGTCAAGCCGCTTACTGATGATGCGAGCTGTTTCTTTTGGGTTGATGCCACGACCTACCGAATCGGCTATCACATTAGCCAAGTCACCACGCGCCCGGTCAGACTCAAGCAGCCAGTCGCTATACGTCGAAACGTACGCTGCTGCCACCTGATTCTGGTATGCAGCTGTGCTGAGCAGCTGCTGAAGCGTCGTCTGCTGCTCGTAGATGGGCGACTGCACCGACAGATTGGTGAAAGCCTGCTGAGTGCCGCGCTCATACTCTGCAGCGACGTACTGCAACGCCCATAAGTTGTTGCTGCCGCCTTCCAGCAGATAATCATCAAGGATTAGCTGAACACGCTGCAGCAGGTCAGCCAGTTGAGGTGCCGACATGTCGTAGATATACGTGCCGGCATTAACCTGATAAATCACGTCGCCATGCACCGCATAGCTCTGCGTGTTGCTTGCCCTCTCCTGCCCGGTCAGGCGCTCATCGAATAGCCTCTTCAGCGCCACCTTTATCTGGTAGTAGCGATTCTCGATGTCTCGGAACATCCGGTTAACGGGGCGTGCGGATTGCGTCGGGTCAGCTTTGTTACGGGGTACTATTGGCGTCCCGATTCGGGTTTTCGCTGTCATCATCATCTGTCAGCGGGTCCTTATCGGTTAATTTTATGTTTGGGTCAGGTGTGGCTGGCGCTTTACGTGGTTCAAGTTCGCCAACTGTCCGCACCTCATTCTCGTCAATGGCTGGAGTGCCAAAGGCCGCCTGAGTATCTTTCGCCACGGTAGCCATTGCCTGCATATTGGCGATCTTCTCTTTCTCACTTGGAGCGAGTAAGTCAGACCACGCCAGCGTGACTTCGCCTGACTTAGGAGCCTCAATTACACCAACAGTCCAGAGGCGCTCCAGAATCGTCTGCACAACAGAACTCATGAACCCCCAGCGGCGCCCATTGCAGCGCTTAGCCCAGTCTGCTTTGTCCTGATCTGATGCCAGGCGGCCGGTTTGCTGGCCAAACAGAATGGTGAACGGGCATTGAATTGATGCTGCGAACTCGTTGGCTGTCACTTCCCATGTTGGCTTAGGGTCTGCCGGGGCAACGGAGAGCACAGAAGGTGTACCTGCCTGCATCACCAGCGCCGCATCTGTCCCCCGATTCATCTTGGCGACCTTGTCGTTAAGTGCCTCGCCCAGGTCTTTGAAGCCAGCATCGGTGGCCGCCCTTTTAAGCGAGTCCATGTCGGTTTCTTTATCGAAAGCGATACCTAGTTGACGGCTGGCATTCTTCAGGAACCCCTCTGCGCTACCGCCTGACACCTTTTCAAGGTCGAGCAGTTTGTTGTAACCGGCGCGGAGATAAGGAACACCAGAAAGCATGTTCTCATCTTCTGATCCTTCACAGAGGATGATGACGCGATCTGGATGCACCGTTACGCCGCGCACCGGTCCGTATGTGCCATCATCACCAACAGGCTGCTCGTTGAAGTTGAATGACACAGGCTGCCCGTAGGTTTCGGATAGCGTGTCGGTATCGAAATTGCCGGGCTTAACCTGAGACTCCCAGGCGGGGATAAGTTTCACGATTGCCTTATCAGCAAGCCGACCAACAACAACGCGATCAACTGGCTGGCTCCATTCCCTGCCATCCCGGAACTGAATCAGGATCGCCGAGTACCGCCCGATAAGATTGCGTCGGTCTGCATCCTTAATCTTCGGCCAGTGCTTTTTCAGCAACTTCGTTACTGTCTTTTCCCACGTCGTGGTTTCGGTAGACTCTCTGTTTTCTTCACCATCAATAATGGTCGGGTTATCCACCCAGCAGGAGTCGAGTAGCTTGTGCACGGCAGCATAGCCAACAGCGTTACGCTCATAGGCCCGGTAATAGCGATCGAACTCCAGATTGTCCGGATATCCAAACTCTTCCCATAACTTGGTGCGCTTCGTATTGCCAGGCTTACCGGCATACATCATGCGCTGGCGCCCTATCTCATGAGCGAGGGCGTTCACAAGGAATTGTTCCCCGTTGCTTAGTTCACTCACTGATGAGCTCCTTAGAAGAATATTGCGCCGGTTTTCTTCGGCGAATGCAGAACGCGGTATCTTGTGGCATCCCAGTCGTGGTCTTCCTGTGTGGTATCCACGTCATCAGGTTTCTTGTCATCGCGTACCAGCACAGGGACACGGCTTATCCAGCCACGGCAGTAATCGAAAACGTAGAACGCTGGCTTTTCAGGAGCGCCACTCTCTGTCTTCTTGCCTTCAATGACCGCCTCAAGCATGTCAGCGAAAATTGATGCGCCGTTAATTCGCGATCCGGGTTTTTTGTTGGACTCCATCCACTTTACGCCCTGCTTCTCCATCTTCTGACCGATGGATAATTCGTTGTCAGCAGTATTGTAAATGGCGCTATCAGCTGGGCCCGGAATTACACCTTTGCAGATGCCAGGCATGATATGCATCTGCCCCTGCTGCTTTGTTTCTTCCGGCTCGTCACACTCTTCGCCCGCGAGACGCTTGTCGACCCACGCAACCCCTTTGGCGACGTTAGTTGATGACATGTTGAGCCCTTTGTTTAGCTCATCAGGCGGGCATCCGTACCACTCGCCAATAAGAATCAGTGAGCCAGCAGGCGGGCAGAACTTGTTTCCATCAGATAACGTTGCCTCTGTGCCGTCAGCCTGCACCCACCACAGGTTGGAAAATGGTTTCGACTCGCCCCAGTCATGGGATCGGTCAACGGTCCAACTGTCAGGAATACTGAATGGCTTGATAACGTGAAGTGACTCGTTCCACAGATGGTCAAAGCGACCGCCACTTGTCACGTCCCATGAACCCTCAACCCATGCTTTACGCTTGTTTGGGTCTTTGATGCTCATCAGCGTGGCGATGTACACCGGGTCGAGATAAGGGTTCTCTTTGAATGAGCCGTGGATGGCTACACGAGTGAGCGTTATCTCTTCTTCCTGCTGAGTCTGCGGGTTCGGAACCATCTGCTTCTCGCGGATAATGGTTCCACGTGGAGCTGGGGCAATGAATCGCTTCTTCACCCATGTATGTCCGATGCCAAATGGATTTGTGGTGTTGAATGTCTCAAGCGGGATGTTCGGTAATAGCGATCCGTCGTCGCGCGGGTAATCATGCGGCCTGAATGAAGATCGCCGGCAAGAGAACATCGATTCGTAAAAGTCTGCGTTAGGCTGCTTTGTCAGTTCGTTAAAGCCGATGAACGGAAATTCCTGACCGTGGAAGTCCCAGTAGTCGTCAGCCTCTTTACCAAAGCGAAAAAGCAGCTCTTCTCCCGTAGGCCATACCCACCGCAACTCCGAAGCTGAGTTCAGAAATCTGGCTCCATCACCGAAAAGGCGATACATACGCTTTGACTGAGTGATGATGTCGGCAAGGTTTTTGTATTCTGTGTCGAAGATGATGCCGCGCCAGAATGTGCCGTATCCCAATCCCACCAGGCGGCGAAAGCGAGCAAGTTGTGCTGCCGTCTTGCCGGGTCCGCGAGTCCCCTCAAACAGGATTTCATCGCATGGGCAACTCATTGCCAGAGATTGTGAGCCGGGCAAAGGCTTCCAAACTACGTTGTAGCTCATTTGCCTAATACCTCGCTCTGCTGTTGCTGTGCGGCCGCCTCCCACTCTTCAGCACTGCTACATGATGGTACTGGCATGATGTTGTGAGTTGCGGTTACTTTCTGGTCTATCTGCTCTTTGAATGCCTGAACGCTGATGTGCTTACCGAGCAATTCGAGATTCTTCACCTTGTCCGGCCATTTTATTTTCTTCAGCAGGCCAGCCGAGCCTCCCGACATCTCAGTAACATCCATACCGGATAGGGTTGTACGCCACGCTTTCGGCCAGTCTTTAATAGGCTTCAGTTCGCCATTCGTAAGCAGGATATCGAGCACGTCCATCTGATCAATCTCCACCAGGCGGCGAAGCACATAAGCAGCGTCAATATTTACTTGTTCGTTGCGTTCAGATTTCAGTTCGACGATTCTATTTTGGATGTCAGGTTTTGTTAGGTTCTCGCAACCTGATGCTCGGGCGGTCTTTTCGCTGTACCCCGCCCGAATTGCCGCTTGCGTGGCGTTCAAATCGATGAGGTACTCGCGACAGAACATCTCTTGTTTGTCAGTGAGTGCCATTGTTTTTCCAAAGGGATTGAATGATGACTACGTTTTATACTGTTGACAGGGCGGCGGCACTTGGCTGTCCAAACCCTTTAGCTGCCGTGATGATAATTTACCCTACAGAAGGCTTCAGCCATCTTGGACCTCAAACCAGTGCAAATCTTTCTGCACTGCTGCCAGGTGACTACTCCCGCCATGGAAAACGGTACTTGATAGAAGATCTCCCGATGACTTCGCATGCCGGGCATCCCATGGAGATAATTCTTGAGCTGTTAAGGCAGCGCGATTACCCAACAAAGCCATCTAGACTAAAATCAGCGTTCGGTTGTTTGGACGTTGCCAGCGCCAAAGCTTTCAGAAATCTGAACCCCGCATACGCAAAATCTCCCATTTTTGAAATAGAGCCTGCACATCAATCTGCCCATATAGCGGATATGAATCTTTTGAATATTTCCTGCCCAGCCCATGAGTATCTCAACAAATGTCATCTCTATTGGCAAGGCCAGCCAGGTCCGTCCCCTTTTTGGGAAGCGGTAATACCCCTTCCTGCTAATATCGGCGAACAAGTAGCTTAGATGTTATAAAATAGCGCTGTTATTTCACGACTACTCTATTGTCCCTTCCGGTTCCGGCACATATTCCATCTTCAGCACATCATCAGGCGCTAGGTATACCCAAGCGCCATCTTCCCGGGCGACCCAATGAAGCCGTTAACCATCTCTGGCTGTGATGGGTTCATAGGACTTCATGTGGATAGCATAATTCAGTTATCATTTACGCATTGATAACATGCATAAACTATTCATATGGACAACGCAGTTGTAGTAAGAAGGGCTTCAATCAACTCACGTCCACAATGGGCGCTCATAATTCACAGCATCAATGGGTACTGTGTATGCGTGGTGGATAAGTCATTCCCGATAGTGGAAGGTCAGGAGTTGTCACGCCATCCAACTCATAGGGGGGTATGGGTGCTCTCAGGTAGTGATGTTGTTTTCCCGGCAAACGTACATGGAGGAATGAGTCTTAACGAGGCTGAAGAGTCAATTTCACGTATCGCCAGATAAAAACCCAGCCATGCGCGCGCCTTTGGGGATTTTATGACTCCAGCCTCCTTGCCATTACTCCAATAAAAAACCGCCCGGAGGCGGCTTAAGAGATGTTAGTTTTTCGCTGCACCAAAGATATAACCATCAACTTCCTCGATTTTTAACCTAAGAAGTCCGCCATTTATCTGCTGGAAGGCTCCTCCCCCAGAATGCAGGGATACATTTTCTAAGTGCATAAAGTTGAGTGGTATATCCTTATCTTCGCTATCATCATCGATAGCGATTTCTTCTTCCGTTGCTGAGTAAATCTTATGGGATTCTAATAGGTACTCCTTTACCAATGCGCCATACGAGTCAGGACTGTAGGAATCAAATTTCTCACTCAACGCAGAGTAATATTTTTTACCTGAAATTAATTTCCCTGTGATGATGCAGCCTTTAACAAATAAAGTGACCTCAAAACCGACGTCTGCTTTATTTGCAAGGTTTGCTAAGAACACCAAGTCCGCATCCTGCAGGTTTCTTGCAACTACCGCTTCTAAATCTTTTGATATCGACATCGCAACCTCCTTTCATAAGTGGAGGTGATACATTACCCATCGGATTAATCTTAGTGAAGTGAATTTAATCATCATCAGGCGCACTCGCAAATGCGCCTTGTGATGGTCACAAAAAAGCCCCCGTGAGGAGGCTTTATAATTTATGACTTGAAGCCACGCTTACCGTGGGCTTTGCGCCATGCTTTAACAGCG